GAACAAGCGGGCTGAGACGATGATGTCTCTGATGCGTACTGATTTTTCGTCGAACTGCTCACCACCGTTTTTAATATGCGCATCCAGTTCTGCACTGCGATGCTGGATGAAAGCGTTGAGGCCCTGCGCCCGCACTTCAGCCAGGAAGGCGTCTGTCGCCGGGGTTTTTGGTGCATGCATTATCGCCGTCAGCATTGCGTCATGCATGCAATCAACGTCGTGGCACCCAATAGCTTCGGCGGTTTTAAACTCGCGGTACATGTTTTTGAATGCATCTGTTTTGCACCATGCGTTGATATCCTTCAGCCCCGCATTCTCCGCAGCCAGCGCAGCACATCTTGCTTCAAGCTCTTCATAACTCGGTTTCATATTTACCCCCGCTTACCCGTATAAGTTATTGATTACGTTGATATCAAAAAGGATCGTTATTTCAGAACGTTTCACAGTTCCATCCGCCACCTTTGCTTTTTGGTATTGGCTTAAGCGCTCTGAACGTGAATGGGTACATGTCGGCGGCGACCTTGATTTTTACCCTGGCGTCGTCGGTCCAGAACCCTTTCACTTCGTGTAGCTCCATCTCGCCGGTGGTGAGCATCACTGCGAAATCTGGCGTGTAGAACGTGTTGTCAGCCAGGCGCAGCTTGATACCTTCAAACTTGTACCAGGCGATGACAGTACCTGTGATGCGCTTCAGGTGTGCGGCATAATCCTCTTCCGTCTTGTTCATCTGGCCTGTCTTGAGTCGACCAAGAGCCTGTAACTGCTTTCTCATGATTTACCTCTCAGGTAATTAAATTCCATATACGGGTTAAAATCAATAGTCATGCGCACATTTTGTTACCCTCAAGGTAATTATACAGGCGTAAAAAAATGCGCTGCCGCGCCGGTGTTACTTTGCTATTTGATGAGTCCTGCCGCTTTCCCTCGCCGGTATTCCTCCATCAGCCACTGGGCCGGTGTCAGTCCTCCCAGGGTGGCGGCATTCGGCATGCATCCGAAGCTTTTCCCGGGAGGGTGGTAAGCACTCTCCCCTGTGTCGGCTGGTGTTTGTATCGGCTCTGGCTTAGCCTGGATGCTCAGAACCGGATCCGGAATCTGGTGACCGGCCGCCACTTTTGCAGCCCATTCCTCCAGCAGCTTGCGAGCATGCTTCTCAACTTCAATCTCGCTCAGCTGGCGCTGGTACATCGCGCGGCGTGTATCGCACACAATCCAGTACATGACCGGGTGGCGCCACGGGAAGCGCTCCGGACCGCCAGGCTGGAGGCTTTTCTCTTTGGCGTAACGGTGAAACTCTCCCATCACGTCCTCTATGCTCACGCCCAGCACCATCTTGCTGTCCTTGCACCACTTGATGAACTGTCCGGGCGACGGCCAGAACGGTGATTCACTGGCGCGGGCATGGCGCATTCCTGCCGATACCTGCTCGCGGGTACGTATCCCACCTTCGGCGAATGCAGCGATCCACTGGCGCTTCGCGTCAGTTTCCTGTTGCACGGTCTTAAGGTTGGTTTGCTCTGCTGCTGGGAATAATTGCTTAAGCTGTTTAAACAGGGCATCGACAAGACGCTCTGCACTGATGTTTACAACGTTGTCCTGCTGTTCCTGGTGATTGCCCTGGCCCATCATGCGAGCCAGTGCGCCAGCATCACGATCCTGAATTGCTGCGAATACGTTACTCATAAGAAATCCTTCCAGCCCTCAGGGCTGTTCCAGTGTGGTACGTCATCGTCAGAGCTGTCACCGCGCTTTCCTGCCGCTCTTTTTCTCCTGTTCATCAGCAGCCGGGCAAACTTCTGCTCCCACTGCACGTGTTGCATCACATTGTCTTCCGCCATCCAGTAGGTGATGAATTCGATCAGTTCTGATTTCTTGTACCCGTCAGCAGGTAGTGCATGGCCCCACATTCTGGCGCGCATGACAAAGTCATCTGACGGTTGCCAGTTTTCATGCATGGCGAATTTGCCGATCGGTTCCCCTATACCTGGAACAACAACGGGAGGAATTTGAATTTCTTCGCGCGCAGAGAGAGGGGTTTTATTTATATCTTCCTCTTCCTCTTCCTCTTCCTCTGGTAACTCTTTTTGTAACGCTATGCGCGTTACATTTTGCGTTTCACGCTTCCGGTGTTCTGCGACTCTTCTGTTTGTAAGTGCCCGTTTTTTCGATGATTCACCGTTGTGTCGCTCAAAGTTAGGCAGGACCAGCTTTTCGTCGACATATGCAAGCCAGCCAACAGTAATCAGTGCATCAGCGAATCCTGTAATAAAAGCGAGCCTGTCGAGTACTCCCTTTGTAACGCTTCCAGCGTTACCGTCTATTGTCTGCTGATCAGCCCATGCCCAGATGCGGACCAGCTTCCCGAGAACGGCGTCCGGGTCGATATTCAGCAGCTCGGCTATCTGAAATATTTCAGGCTTGTCAGGGGTGATCACCTCGACCTTAATCCAGCTGCTGGCCATCAGATCACCTCCGGCACGTTGCCTTTCGCAGCTTCGTCCATAATCCGTTTAATCTCCGCCTGGCGGCGCAAACTGGAGTTGATGGCGCACTCAACACAATGGCCGTTATAGACGTAGCGCTCACTGTCATGACCGTGCTTGCACTTTTTACCGGTGTAATAACGCTTAAGACCTGACTTTGCAGCGTCCAGACGAGTGATAATCTCCATTACGCAACCTCATTTACGTTTGCTATTACGGTGATTTTGAGTGCGGATGAAAAAAAGATCAACCATATATGGATAATAATTACCTGCTGGGTGCGAATAGATATGAAAAGACCGCCAGAAGGCGGTCTGATGGGTGTTTGATAGAGGTTTTATTCGTAGAAGAAGTTTACCATCTGTGGTTTGTTTTTAATCCACTCTCGCTTTTTGCATGCTTTAAATAGCCCGTTCATCAATGCCTTACCAGGCATTTTTCTGCGCCCGGTTAGATGCGTCTGGATGTAGTGACTCGTCGTCCCGGCCTCTTCTGCAAAGGAATCGCGCTCATCAGGTGTGAGTTCAAGCCAGTGTTTTTTGAAGTCGAATTTTTCGTTCTCGCTCATAGCTATTGCCTGATATTAATTTCAGATAATAAATATTCACCTATCAGGTAATAAAAATCAAGGATTGTTACCTGTCAGGTGCATTTACCCGTGAGGTAATTTCGCTTTTAATTGAACCACTAAATGATTCATATATGGAGCGATTTACCACAGCATGAAAAGTATTCAGGAAATCCGCATTAAAAATTTAAGTGATCTTATTGACCGTGAGTTTAACGGGGTACAGACACGACTTGCGGAAAGAATGGAGACTCCGGCCAATCTTGTTAACCGCTGGGTGTTGGGTAAAAAGGTCATCGGTGACCAGGTAGCGAGAAAAATTGAAGCCGCTGCGAACAAACCGAGAAACTGGCTGGATATCGACCATTCCCTCTCGCAGGAAGGTTATTCCCCAATCGGCCCGAGCGATATCGGGTTGCTTGCAGCTCATAATCTTGAGCGCTGGATGCGCGAAAGTCGCGATCTGTCATCACAGGGTAAACTACACAAAGCATCAGGCATTGCCCAGGCCACCATCAACCGGATGCTGAATAACGAAGTTAGCGTGTCCATCGCCACACTTGAGACTCTAGCTGCAGCGTTCGGGCGTCACGGCTATGAGTTGCTTATCCACCCTAAAGATCCGGCAACCATACCGTACGACCGGTCCAGGTTCGCATCGTTACCTGAAACCGAAAAAGAAAAGATTAAAAGCTATATCCAGTTTGTCATCAATCAGAATGGCATAAAACAAGAATAATACGTTAATAGTCAATTACTAAGCCGCTAATCAGCGGCTTTTTTATCGCCTCAATAATTACCTGCTTGGTAATTTTTTATAACCATATCTATTGACTTCAAACCATATACGGATAATCATTACCTCAACGGTAACACTGAGGTAACGAATTATGCAGTGGAAAATCATCAACGGTTGGTACTGCGTTACGGCGTGCGGGCTGATGAGTACCAAGTTCCGCACTCTGCATGAAGCCATCAACTGGGCGTTTGTCACCAAGATGGCAGTCAAAACTGAAATGGATATGGGGGTGAGCAAGTGAGTGAATTATCAGTCATCGAAATTGCACCGGATATGGCACCGGTAATTTATGTAGAAAACGGCCTGGATCAGTTTCTTGAACAGATCCGTGAAGGCGTCAACGAAGTTCCTGACCTGAGCACAGCAAAAGGCCGCGCCCGTGTCGCATCGCTGGCTGCTCAGGTTTCACGTAGCAAAACGGCAGTTGAAAAGCCAGGCCGTGATTACCTGAAACGCCTGAAAGAGCAGCCGAAAGTGGTTGAAACTGAACTGCGCCGATTCGTGACTGAATGCGACCAGCTTCGCGATGAAGTACGCCGCCCACTTACCGAGTGGGAAGACGCGGAGAAGGCACGTACTGAAGCACTGCAACAGCGTCTTGTGGATTTGCGTGCACTGGCTGACGTGATAGACACCGCAGGGAACTACCTTCCATCTGCTGATATTCAACAGCGTATTCAGGAAGCTAAATCCGTGGTGCTGGATGACAGCTGGCAGGAACGTGCAGCAGAAGCTGGTGTTGCTAAGGATTCAACCATTCAACAACTGGAAGCATCTCTGGCAGTGGCGAAAAAGCGCGAGCACGAAGCTGCTGAGCTGGAACGCCTGCGTAAAGAGGCAGAAGAAAAAGCACGCCTCGAACGTGAAGAAGCTATCCGCCGCGAAGCAGCAGAGCAGGCTAAGCGTGATGCAGAAGCAAGAGCACGGGCCGAGATTGATGCTGCTGCACGCCGTGAAGCTGAAGCCATGGCAGCAACTGAACGCGCAGAGCGCGAAAAAATTGAAGCCCAGCAGAAAGCAGAACGTGAAGCAAAAGCTGCTGCTGAAAAAGCTGAGCAGGAAAAGAACGCTGCTATCGCAGCGGAACGCCACCGACAAGAAGAATTGGAAGCTGCACGCCTGGCAGAACAGAAACGAATCGCCGACGAAGAAGCGCGCCGCGCAGCTGATAAAGAGCATCGCCGCACCATCAACCGGCAGGCTATCGCAGACCTGATCGAAAGCGGTCTTTCGCAGGAAATGGCAGAGAAAGCTCTGATTGCCATCGCCAGCGGGAAGGTATCTGCAGTCTCCATCAAGTACTGAGGTGGGTATGAACATCCAACAGATTAATAACCTGAAAAAAATCATGACCAGCATCGACAGCGACTACCAGTTGAGCCAGATGCACTACGAGCGCCAGGTAGAGCTGATCGACGCCATTAAGCACCACCAGCTGCAGGCGCCTTTCTATGAGCTGGAGCGCAAAGGCGTGCGCAAGGAGATTCTGGAAGAGCTGATGATGAACCCGGAGTTTGAAGAAGCTCTCGCTGCATTCCAGAGAGCGCTTACCGGAATCATCGCTAAGTGGGATCTGGCTGACCAGTTGGACACGGCGAGGAATGCGGCATGAAGCCTGGCATTTATTTCGACATCAGCAACGAGGATTACCACGCCGGCGACGGCGTGAGTAAGTCGCAGCTGGATATGGTTGCGCTGAGCCCGGCCCTGTTGCAGTGGCAGAAATCAGCACCGGTAGACACCGAAAAGCTGAAGGCACTGGATATGGGAACCGCCCTGCACTGCCTGCTGCTGGAGCCTGAAGAGTTCGACAAGCGTTTTATTGTGGCGCCGCAGTTCAACAGACGCACGACAGCAGGCAAAGAGGATGAAGCTGCGTTCCTGAATGATGTTGCGGGAATGGGCATGACTGTTATGGATGCCGAACAGGGCCGGAAGCTGCAACTTATGCGCGACAGCGCGATGGCCCACCCGGCGGCGCGCTGGCTGCTTGAGGCGGAAGGTTTCTGCGAAGCATCGCATTACTGGATGGATCCGGAAACTGGCGAACTGTGCCGCATCCGTCCGGACAAACGCCTGAAGTATCACCCGGTGCTGCTGGACGTGAAGAAGGTTGCAGACATGGAGAGGTTCGCCCGCCACATCGAGGAATTCCGGTACCACGTTCAGGACGCTATGTACCGTGAAGGCGCGCAGCAGACCACCGGTGAGCCGCACGGATTCTTCTTCCTGGCGGTAAGCGAAACCATCGATTGCGGACGCTACCCGGTGCGAGTGTTTGAGCTGGATGCACAGGATGTTGACGACGGGCATTCGCTGTTCCGCCGGGATCTGAATACCTACCACCAGTGCCGTGAGTCTGGCGAATGGGGTGGATTTGAAATTATTAAACGCCCTGAGTGGGCACGCAAAAAGGATATGTACGTATGAGCAACGACATCGCAAACATCAATGCGCCAGTAGACACAGCAATCGCTGGCACTGCTGCAACAATTTTCAGCCCAGAGGGCTTAAACCAACTGATGAAATTCGCCGAAGTAATGGCGCAAAGCCGCGTAACGGTACCGGCTCACCTCGCCGGTAAGCCAGCTGATTGCATGGCTGTGGCAATGCAGGCTGCACAATGGGGAATGAACCCGTTCGCCGTCGCGCAGAAAACCCATGTTGTGAGCGGCACGCTCGGCTATGAAGCCCAATTAGTAAACGCAGTTATCTCAACCATGTCGCCAACAAAAGATCGCATCAACTACGAGTGGTTCGGGCCTTGGGAAGGCGTGATCGGAAAGTTTGTTGAGAAAACATCCAAAAACGGCAACCCATATATCGCACCAGGCTGGACCCTCAAAGACGAAGAAGGCTGCGGTGTTCGCGTATGGGCAACCATGAAGGGAGAGGATCAGCCTCGAGTGCTTGAGTTAATGCTGTCTCAGGCTCAGGTAAGAAACTCAACGCTTTGGGCAAGCGACCCGAAACAACAACTCGCATACCTGGCGACAAAGCGCTGGTCACGCCTGCATTGCCCAGACGTAATCATGGGCGTGTACACCCCTGACGAATTGCAGGAGACGGCACCGCGCGTTGAGCGCGATATCACTCCAGCACCAGCCACCGCCTCAGGCATGAACAAGCTGATCAACTCCAAGCCTGAGCAGCACCAGGAAGAGAAGACAAAGAGCAGTGATGACCGCGATCCAGAAGAGATTCTGTGCGCTTTCACTGACGCAGCGATGAACTACAACACGCTGAAGGATCTGGATAAGGCATACAAATACGTTGCCAGCAAGCTCGCTAACGATGATGACCGCCTGGCTAAAGCCACTGACGTGTACACCATCCGCCGCGATGAGCTGAACGAAGTCCCTATGTAATCACCACCGTGGCGCCACGGCGCCACACCTGCAACCAGGAGAGATAGTTATGAAAGGTGCATTGAGTAAGAAAAAACTCCTTGAGGTGGTGCCACTGTCATGGAGCACGATTGACCGACTGGAGCGT